ACGCATTGCTTGACCTTCTCGGGCAGGTCAGACCAGCGGGCATAATGATGCTTGGAGCGATAGCGATAGGCGGCGCACTCATAGGCGCGAAACTCGCCGAACATTCCGACGCCTTGCGGGTGGAAAGGGTTTTCCGACATGGCGCGGTAACCGAGGATCATATCGGCAAACGTCGACCCTGCAATCGGGTCCGCATATATCACCGTGTAGCGATCGGCCGTTTGCCCGCGATTGTCGAGGATGGCAAGAACCCCTTTAGGGCAGTCGCCATCAAGCCATCGGGAGGACTGGCGGCGGGGTTTGTAAGCTGCACACATTTTGTTTTCCTCTCAAAAATCCTCATTAAAGCCGCAGAGCGGCGGCGAGTCAGTCGACATAGCCTTCCGGATTTGGGACAATTTCTTCCGCCACGAAAACAGGTTCGCGGTCACAACGGGCAAACCAGTTCCCTAAAAACGGAATAGCTGTGTGATGGCGGTGGTCTCTCCCGCAGTCCGCGCACCATTCAAATTCGAATTGTTCCGCAAGCCATTTGCCAGGGCGGACATGCAAGTTACCTATCGGTGCGGTTTGCATCTCTGTATTCCTCTCAAAAACCTACAGTGAAGCCGCAAAGCGGCGGGATATTGCCTCAGATCGGGGCAGGGATTGGCGCGGCGGCCATCGCTGCCGAGATGACAAAGGCGAGAAAGGCGGCCATTGCGGCGAGGGCGGTTAGGTCGCGGATCATTGGCTGGCTCACACAGCTTGAAGGACAGTGAAGCCGGCCGCGCGGAGTCGATTGTCCCAGTATTCACCATCGTCCTCGCGCAACACACGGAAAAAGGTTGTGCGCTGTAGGTTCACCTCGTCCGGTTCCGGCTGGATTGTGGCAATCGCCTTTTTCACCGCATTTGCAACCGCTGCAGAACGCTTGTCGTAGCCGTACCCGCCAGCAAAGCCGCGCACCATGGGGATTCCAAACCAATGAAGGTAGGCCCACAGCCGTCCGGCGCCAGCGTGCGGGAACTTGAACTTCACGCTGGCGACGTGCTCGCCATTGCTGTCGAGGATCACATAGGCGGAAACGTTCTTAAACGCCTTGTCATGTTGTTCATAGATGTTAGCCATTGCCATAGCTCCAGGGTTCCGGCTATCCTTGTGGCCGGTTAAAAATCTCAATTTGTCGAATAAATCGACGGTGACGGTAAAATCAGGCCAGTTGCGTCCACTGGCCACGCGTCGCGCGGTTGCGCGACGGGTTGCGGTGCGATTGCGCCACTGCGGCGGCCAACCCTTCAGGGCGGTTAGCCATCGGGTTCAAGATAGGGTCGAATTCGCGGCGACGGATCACGGCTTAACCCTCCAGCCAAGCGCGCTTGGCCGCGATAGCCGCGCGGCGCGTGTCCCGTCGGATCCGACCTTCCTTGCCATTGGCGAAGGTGTCGCGGTTGTGAATCGAATGTTTCGGCATGGTGGACTCCTTTTTGTTGCTGGGTTTGGCGCTAGCGGCCATGAAACCGGCTGGCCTGCAGCCGGTTGCGATTGCGGCTAGAAACGGACTTCGATTTCTTCCTCCCGCTTAGGCAAGCCATCGCGGGGGAAGCCTGCAGGCAGATAACTGTTTCGGTATCCGGTAACCCCCCGTTTGCCCTTGACAATAGCGGCGCCATAGCGTCGCGCGTCTGACCGAACTTTTGTCCCGTTGTCACCGTAGAAGGTTTCCACGTGGTAGATTGCTCGTTCATCGGCATAGGCTGTCGACTGGGTTATGACGCAAGCGTAAGCCGCGCGGCAAAAACGGCCACGGCCGCGGATGATGATGTATTCAAAGTCTTCACGGCTGTGGACGCGCATCGTGTTAGCTCCCAAATTATCGTTAAAATCGACATTTCAAGCGCGCGCCGGCGCGTTCTTCATGCGGCGTAACTTCACATAAATGCCCGGGCCCATTGCGCGGCCGCTGTACCATTGACCACAGATCTTCACTTGAACCGGCGTGATCGTGTTGGACGTGTAAGAGAGGCGAGGGTTTCGGTATGTGCGCCCGGCGCGCAGATCCTCGGAGATGGTTTCGCCCGTCCAGGTCGTCGCGCGCCACGCGCCGGACTCGCTGGCGCTGATGTATGCAAAAACTTTTTCCGGCTTGTCTCTGTTGAGTTCAAAAAGCTCGACTGTTGTGGAGAATGCGTTGACGCGGCCCGATGTCAGCTCCGCACCTTCGAACACGGGTCGCGGCGCGTCTGCGGGGATGGCAGTCCAGCCGTTCTTTTGCACGTAAGGTTTGCTGAAAGCCGCATAAGCGTCAAGCGCGCGTTGGGCGGTTTCATATTCGGTTTGTGTCGGAATGCGCATTTCGTAGGCTCCCTATTTGTCTTAAAAATCGACAGATCAACCGCGGTTGATCAAATGAAGGTTGGCGGACAAGACGTTGATTTCGGCACCAATGCCGCGCGCGTCGAACCTGTCGCCATCCTTGACTACGCGCGGCATGTCGCCGGCGCTGCAGGCTGTGGTGAGCTTCTCAGACTTCACCGCTTGCGACTCGCAAACCGCCTTAAAGGTTGCGGCGGGGTCTGTGGCGTATGCGGCACTCGCGAGGTTTGCGAATGCGAGGGAAAGCAAAAGCGTTTTCATAGGGCTAGTTCCTTTTTGTTGATGACTTATACTCTCATAACTCTACGTCTTGCGCAAGAGGCTTTGTCGAAAAAAGAGAGAAAAACGAGTGCTTTGCGCCCTCTCAACAGGTGGTTTCTACTTGCACAAAACGCGTTTGCTTGCGGCTTTCGTTTTAGAGGGCTAGACACAACCGCTCCGCCGCCTCTGTAAAACCGGCTTCAATACTTAATGCAGGTGCTAGGCTCTTGCGTGGTTATACTGGTGGCGCGCCTTTGTGTGTCGCTTTGACAGCTTGAGCACTCTTAAGGCATATAACGCCTACTCTCAAATACGATGCGGGGTATGTGCGCGCGGCGCACCGCCTGGACGCTAGGCCAGCTTGCGGCCCTCTCTTGCAACGCCACCACACAGCTCGTCGAGCGACAGCCTGCAGACGCTTGTTAGCTCCGCCACCCCTGGCCTTCTACAAGGGCCGCCAGTGGTTAACCCATAACCCATAGGCTAACACCCATGCCACACGCTGCAAGCCGCTCCACGGCCAACGTCGCGGGAAATAGCGCGCTTTATCAACGGTTTAGGGACCGTACGGCCGCCGCAGCGCCCGCGAGGCGCGGCCTCGCGGTCTATCGGGCAAGTTAATATTTTTATGTAGGGGACACCACCACCGGGAGGACACCCGCCGATGCAGGTGAAAGTGGACGCCCGGATCACCGAGTTGAGCGACATCAAGTCGTTCCTCGGGAAGCTCACCAGTCCGGCGCTTCAGAAGGCCGGCGCGCAAGGTTTGACCGAGCACGCCCAGGAACAGCGACGGCAGTCGGTCGTCCGTATCTCCGCCTATACCGGCGTTCCAAAAAGCCGCGTCGCAACGAAAACGAAAGTCCAGCGAGCGACACCCGGCCCGAGCATGTCGGCTGTTGTCGAGACTGTCGACAAGGCGATCTCGTTAGCCGAGTATGGCAACCCGGTTTGGGTTCGCGATCGCAACCCCGGCTGGAAAGGCGGGTCGGTCAGTTCGATGCGTGGCGCGGAGGCCACCGGCTGGAACGTTCGGCGACAATTCCCGGGCGCCTTCATCGCAAAGGGTCAAGTGGTTGTTCGGACAGGCCCGGCGCGGGACGCCAAGCTGAAAATTCTATCGATGGCGGTGCTCCCGAACGAGCTGGCCAAACCTTCGCGGCCCAACGTGGCCGCCGCGGAGCAATTCGCGCAGTTGGACCTGGAAAAAAGAGTCACAAGACACGTCCTCCGCGCCCTGGGAACCTGAACAATGGCAGCGAAGAAGGCAGATTCCGCTTCGGATCGCCTTCCAGAAACCTGTAGCGCAGCGGAGTTGGGTCGTATCCTCGACTTGAACCGTCGGAGCGTGATGGACTGGGCCGCGAAAGGCGTGCTCGTGAAGTCCGCTACCGGCCGTTTCCTCACTGTCCCCTCGATACAGGCGTATGTGAAGGCCCTCCGTGAGCAAGCGGCCGGTCGTGCGACCTCAAACGGCGAATTGGCCGATGAGAAGGCGCACAACGAGCGCATCAAGCGCGAGATCAACGAGATCAAACTGGCACAGCTGCGCGGAGATGTGCTGACGCTCGAAGAAGTGTCGGAGAGCTGGTCAAAATTCGCCCTGGCCGTGAAAGGCTCGGTTTTGGCGCTGCCAACTCGGGCGCGAGGCACGATCCCCCATCTCACCGCCCACGATGGCGAGACATTGAAGCGGATCTGCCGTGACATGCTGACCGACCTGTCTAAGCAGGCCGCGTCCATCGTCGTCGGCGGAGACGCCAGGAAGATAAAAGATGTCAAGTAGCGCGGTTCAACGTCTCTTCGGCGAGGTGTCGAAGTCGTTGGTCCCGCCACCCGTCATGTCCTACTCCGAGTGGGCTACAGAGCACTTCCAGATGTGGGGCAGCGGCGGCGATGGCAGCCCGTTCCGACCCTGGAAGTTCCAACGCGGCATTCTCGACGCGATCGGTGACCCGACGATCGAGCGTGTCTCGGTCATCAAGAGTGCGCGAACCGGGTACACGGTCTCGCTGGTCGCTGCGCTTGCGGCGATCGCGGCCAATGACCCCGGCCCGGTGATGCTCTTGATGCCGACGGACGATGACGCCCGCGGTATCGCGGTTGATGAAATCGATCCGGCGTTTCGGAATAACCCGCACCTCAAAGAACTGATGGTGACGGGACGTTTCGACGGGCGCAACACGCTCACACAGCGCTCGCTGGCCGGCGGTGGTTCGCTAAAGATCAACTCGGCTCGCTCGCCGAACAACCTGCGCCGTCACACGGTGCGGACGCTGTATTGCGACGAGGTCGATGGCATGAAGCCGACGGCCGAAGGCGACCCGCTGATCCTGGCTGAGAAGCGCACGCTGTCGAAGGCTGACCGCAAGATTGTCTACGGCTCTACGCCAACCGACGAAGCAACGTCGATCATCGCGAAGAAATACGCTGAGTCTGACCAGCGTGTATTTGAAGTTCCGTGCGGCGACTGCGGGCGTTTCTTTGAAATGCTGTGGGAAAACCTCACCTGGCGTCGTGG